TCTCGGCTTCGGCCTTGGCCTGGGTGGTGAATGCACGCTTCCGGGCGCACACGGGGTGGGTGGTCATGGGGTGACCGCCCCGTGGGGCGCCGGAAGGGTGGCTAGGTGCGCGTGCCCTTGCGTGAGTTGTGCGAGCGGCACATGGTCTGCAGGTTGTCCAGCGTGGTGGCTCCGCCCTTGGCTTCGGGGATGATGTGGTCGATCGAGAGGTCGTTCCACGTTCCGCAGGTGACGCAGCGGTAGGCGTCCCGCTCGTACACCGCAGTGCGGAGCACAGCGGGAATTCGTGCCTTCGGCGGGGTGCGATGGGGACGACGGCTCTCGAGGTAGTCCAAGTCGTCTCCCTGGCGCGGGCCGATGAGCTGGTCGACGAGGTGTTCTCGGGGACACTCCAGCCCCCCGGTCTCGGGGCAGGTGCAGGGCACGCCCAGCGCTCGGAGTGCGTCGGATGCGAGCTGGATGCGTTCTATGCGGTCGAGGCGTGGCAGGAGGTCGATGGCCTCTTGGGCGGTCATGGGCCGGTGCATCGTTGAGCCCTCCTGGTGCGGCGGCTGCGGGGGTGAGGTTATCGGTCACGGCTGACGTGCCTGTCGGGTTGCGGCGGGGTGGCAGCGGGGGCAGCGGGTGACGCCGTTGCCGTCGGGGGTGGGGATCATGCGGGCGCCGAGGCTGTACTGGCCTTGGGGGTCGCATTGGCCGCACCAGGGCGGTGGGGGCGGGTCGGGAGGCTGGTGGCAGTCGTCGCAGTTGCGGCGTGGGCGGCGATGGCGGGTGCAGCGGCGCGGAGGGTCGTTGGAGTTGGGTGTCTGGCCCCCCGCTTGCGGGGGGATCAGGGGGGTTTGTTCTTTCTCAGTTCTTGTGGCTCTCAGTTCCTCTCCCTCCTGGGCCACCACCGTTGTGGTCTGGGAGCCACTAGGTGGTGGCTCTAGAGCCACCACCTCCTGTGCGGGTGTGGAGCGGATGACGTACAGGTTGGAGGTGCGGTCGCCGGCGTCGGAGTAGCGGTCGCGGGTGACGGTGAGGGCACCGATGTGCTCGAGTTCGGCGACGGCGCGGTCGACGACCTTGGGGTCCTTGGCGTTGATGAGCTTCGCGAGGGAGCGACGGGAGTGGTAGCTCGCGCCGGTGCGGTTGTCGGCGACGCGGCGGAGGACGCAGTACAGGCGGAGGGCCTTGTCGCTGATGTCGCTGAACACGACCCATTCGGGGATGACGGCGAAGTGGGCGTCGGCCTGGACGGCCAGGGTCTCGGTGTCGCTAGTCACGCGGGGGCTCCTGGGCGGTGATGACGAGGTACAGGTGGGGGTCGGAGGGCTGGGGTGGGTCGATGCGGGGGCGCGCCCAGGTGACGTACTGGGGGCTGTCGTCGGGGACGATGCCGGCGCGGACGATGGCGTCGATGCAGGGCTTGAGGGTGGCGACGAGGTTGTCTTCGTCGCGCGTGCGGCGGTCGCGGGGGACGTAGACGAGCTGGATGTGGATGGCAGGGCAAGGGGGCACGTGGGCCTGGCGAAGGGCCCAGGAGACGTCAGCGTGGATGCGTCGGGTGATGCGGGCCTTGGTGCGCCAGTGGTGGCGCCCGTTGAGGCTGAGGGGCGGGGTGGTGTAGGGCAGGCGGAGGGTCCAGGTGGTCATGGGCGCCTCGTCGCTTTGTGGAGGCGCCGGGTGAGCCAGTGGCGCAGGAGGGCGGTGATGGATCCGTGGGCGCGCAGGCGAGCCTCGTATTCGGCTCGCAGCTCGCGCTGGAGAACACCGTGGGCGGCCTTGTATCCGGCGGCGTAGCCGTCGTTCCAGTGGCGCTGCTCGGCCCGTGTTCGGGGCATCATGCGTTCTCGTTCGCGAGCTGCAGCAGGACATCGGCGTGGCAGGGGTGGTCGAGCGGACACCAGCAGACGAGGTCCCGGCCGGCGAGCTCCTCGATACGAGACAGGTGCGGGTACCACCCGCCGTTATGCGGGAAGTCCATCGGCCAGCGGCCGTCGCCGTGCAGAAGGGCCCGGTAGCACTCCACCGCCTCGGCCGCGGTCATGTAGCGCACATCGACTCTGGTCACGTTGCCGTTGGCGTGGTGGTAGTCGTGGCGCATCCCGTCGGCGCTTATCCGGCCTTCGTACTCCCACGGCTGGTCTCGGTGATTGATGGCCGGGGTCCGGGCGAGGGCGGCGCGTGTTCCGAGCAGGAAGGGGCTGCCCCAGTACGTGGGCCGTCCGACGTAGACAGCGCCCTCGGGCATCCGCCAGCCTTTGGTGCGCTTCCTCTGGATCCGGGACGGCATCACTCGCCTCCGTCCGGTGCGAGGGCACGGAGGGCGGCGAGGAGCGGCAACAGATCCACGGTCGGCTCAGCGCCGAAGGAGTTGGGCAGCGCTCCCCAAGTGCGAATCTCTGTCGGCAGCGCCTCCACCGCTGCGAGGCAGCGGGTGAGCATGTCCCGCTGGCCGTAGCGGACGACCTGGCGGGCGATGACCCGCAGGCCCTCATCCGTGTAGGTGATGTCCAGGCCGATCGTCTTGAGAAGGGCCACGGCGTCCTCGACGGACTGGCAGGCGTCGAGGCTGGCGAGCGTGGCCCGCTGACCCTGCTCGTGACCTCGCTGCTCGGCTTGCACGATCAGCGCCCCGACGAGGTCAAGCGGAGCGGTCGCATCCCGCACCGCCTCGACCTCCCGCTCCACCCACGCCTTCGCGTCGGTGTAGGTGACGTAACGGCCGTTCTGGTCTGGCTTCGCTTCGACGGCGTACTGCACAGGGTCGCCCGCGTTCAGTTGATACGTCGTGTTGAACGAATACCGCTGGGGCTCAATCATCGGCGCGCCTTCCGTACCGGTTCCGGGTGGTCGGGGATGTGGAAGCCGAAGCAGGTCAGGCAGTACCGGATGAGGCCCCGGTGGCGCTTGCGCTGCCCGGCCTCCTCCTGCTCCCGGTACAGGGCCATCTGGGCGGCACGCCAAGTGCGGTACGTCCGCAGGCCGCACGGATCAGCCATCACAGGCCTCCGCGTAGGCCAGGTGCTCCGTGTGGTGGGCCTCCAGGGCGATGGCGGCGCGGAGCCTGCTGGTCGCGACCCCGTGTGCCTCGCACAGGGCGCAGGACCAGCGGTGCTCGACGAGGCCCGGGTTGATGCGGGTGCCGGCGTTGCGCTGCGCGGCGGTGAGGCGGGGCATCAGCGGTGCCCTTCCATCCAGCGGCGGAAGGGGGTGTCGTCCTGCGGGTCGGGGAGCCCGAACGCGAAGCCGACGTTCGTGGTGTCGGTGGCGGGGTCGTAGGGCGCGGTGACCGCGGTGAGGTAGTCGCCGAGGGTGGTGGGGCCGACGGGCTGGCCGATGATGTGCTCGACGTTGCCCTGGTAGGTCAGGTGTCGGGCCGGTGGGCGGGTGAGGACGTCGCTCATGGGGCGAGCCGGATGGGCATGGCGGCTGCTCGCAGCGCGGCGACGGGGATGCTCATGTGAGGCCTTCCGGGGTTGTGGTGCGCAGGAACGCGCCGATCCAGTAGTGGAGGTCGGCGTCTGCGCGGGTGTAGGTGTCGGGCGGGTCGGAGGCGGCCTTCGCGAGGGCGTCGTGGGCGGATCGGAGGAGGTCGATCGCGCAGCGGTTCTCGTTCTCCAGGGTCACGGCGACGCGGCGGGCGGAGTCGCGTGCGTCCCAGGCCCGGCCGAGCTGTCGTGCGGCGGCCTGGAGGTCGGCGTAGTCGCGTTCGGCGAGGTTGCGCCAGTACTGGAGGTGGGCCTGCGTGGCGCGGTGTGTGAATGCCTCGAGGCGCATGGTTTCCAGGGCGTCGTCGAGGGCGCGTTCGGCGGCCGCGGCGCGCGCCCAGGGTGAGGTGCGGCGCCACCAGGCGGTGATGGCGGGGTTCATGCGTCGGCGGGGAGCTCGTCGGTGCCGGGCTGGTAGCCGATGGCGGCGAGGATCTGCGCGCGGCGCCGGATCTCGTCTTCGTCGAGCTGCCACGGCTGGGGGTCGGGGAGGAGTTCGGGGCCGACGCCGAGGGGGTCGGCGAACAGGATGATGGCGAGGGCCTGCTTGTCGGTGATGGTCCAGTCGGTGATGGTGCCGGTGTCGTCGGCGGTGTAGTCGATGCCGAGGTAGTCCAGGACCTGGGGGTCGATGGGTCCGGCGGTGAAGGCGTCCTCGACGATGGCGAGGGCGAGGGCGGTGAGCCAGGTGCCGGGGCCGAGGAGGCCGGGGAGCTGCTCGGTGAGCCAGGTGGACTGTCGGTTCCACAGGGCGGTGAGCCGGTCGCGGCGGGCGGCGCGTTCCTGGTCGCGGATGTGCTGGTCGACGGTGGTCTGGCCGGGGGTGATCGGGTCCTCGGCGGGGTCCTCGTCCTGGGTGTCGTCCTTGGCGTCGGCGAGGTCGGCGGCGCGCTGGCGCTCGTGGAGGGCGGCCTTGATGTCCTGGTCGATTCCCCAGGCGCCGGGGGCGAACTTCCAGTGGGAGGCGGTGTCGATGATCTGGAGGATCTCGGGGTCGTCGATGTGCTTGGCGCGGAGGCGGGCGCACTTGGTGGCGGCGTCGAGGGTGAGCTTGCCGGTTTCGAGCTGTTCGCGGCGGGCGGTGGGGAGGCAGGCGATGAGCCGGCGGTCCTTGATGGTGCGGGGGGTGCGGCCGACGGCCTTGGCGATGGCGGTGTCCTTGACGCCGAGGAGCTCGAGCTGGTGGTAGGCGTCGGCCTCTTCCATGAGGGTGAGGTCTCTGCGGGCGAGGTTCTCGGTGAGCATCGCGGTGAGGACCTTGGCGTCGGTGTCGAGGTCGTCGCGGATGACGGCGGGGATGAGGGTGTGTCCGGCCTGCTGGGCGGCGGCGTGGCGGCGGTGGCCGGCGACGATGACGTGGTGCCCGGTGGGGGTGCCGTCGATGGTGACGGGGGCGACGACGATGGGCTGGAGGACGCCCTGGGCCTTGACGGAGGCGGTGAGGTCGGCCAGGTCGCCGAGGTCCTTGCGGACGTTGCCGGGGTGCGGGAGGACGTCCTCGAGGGCGAGGTGCCGGTAGATGGTCATGGCTGCTCCTTCGTGGGGGGTGTCGTGGTCGGGGGGCGGAAGCGGTACACGCGTGCGGGCCTGCCGGCGTTGCGGCCGTGAACGTCGTCGGAGATCACCCACTGGCCGGTGGGGACGAGCACGCCGGCTTTGGTGAGGGCGTTGACGGTGGCGCCGATGACTCGCGGGTAGACCCAGGAGGGGATGAGGCCGCGCCAGTCGTTGGAGGTGACGGTGCCGTCGGGTCGGACGGCGACGGTGATCGCGTCGACGATCGCGTCGCGGTCCCGGGCGTGGAGGGGGTCGCCGGCGATGAGCGCAAGGACGGCGTCAGCGGTCGGGTCGGCGGGTGCGGGCTCGTCGAGGAGGTCGAGCTGCGTGGCGGTCATGAGGGGGTCCCGCAGGCGTCGCAGAGGAGGCCGGCGCCAGGGATGCGCCGGTGCGGGCGGGGCCCGTGGCAGGTGTCGCAGTGCTCGATGGGGAGGGCTTCGAGGGCGCAGACAGGGTGGGCGTGACCGGCGGAGGTGAGGGCGGCGGTGGTGCCGGTGGCGATGCCGAACCCGCAGAGCTCGCAGTAGGCGTTGCTGGGTGCGGGTGCGAGGTCGAGGCTCATGACGCGGTCCGGACGGCGCTGCCGTGGAATCGGATGTCGGATCCGCCGCGGCGGGCGAGCTGCAGGGTGCGCTCGAGGGCGGTGGGGGTGATGTCGAGTCGGAATGCGGCGAGCTGGACGTCGCCGAGGTGGGTGTCCCAGGTGTCGAGGAAGTCCTCGATGACTTCGGCTCGGCTGCGGGGGGTGCGGGGGTTGGCGACGCCGGTGGGGGTGGCGGTGGGGTCGTCGATCGTCTCGTCGTCCCAGGCCAGGGGCGGGGCCCAGCCGTGGCGGAGCGCCTGGGCGCGGGCTCGGGCGGAGGGTCCGGGGCGGCCAGACAGCTCTTCGAAGACGGAGCGGACGGCGAGGTGGGTGGCGTGCTGGACCTTGCCCCATCGGCCGTGGGCGAGGGCGTTGACGGTGGGCAGGCGCAGTCCGGTGCGGTTCGCGAGGTCGGTCTGGGTCCAGCCGATCGCGATGAGGGCCTGGAGGCGGCGGTGGGTGCCGGCGGCGTCGAGGACGGATCCGGGTGCGCGGTCGTCGGTGGTGACGGCGAGGATCGCGGTGAGGGTGTCGGGGCGGACCCGGGCTGCGGTGGCGTGGTGGCGGCCGACGCCGGCGAGCCGGTCGATGACGGTCTGGCTGATGCCGGAGCGGCGGGCGATCTCGCGGCGGCCGACGCCGGCGGCGCGCAGGCCGGCGATGTGCTGGCGTGCGGGGGTGGCGTCGACGAGGCGGGGGCCGACGAGGTCGCGCCACTTGGCGTAGCGGGTGTTTGCGGCGCAGCAGGGCTGGCAGCGGCAGCCGGCGAGGTAGGTCTTGCGGAGGCCGTGGGTGGGGGTGGTCATGGGGCGGTCCTCTCGGTGGCGCCGACGGTGACCGGGGGTGCGGAGCAGCCGGGGTGGACGGCTTGGCTGGTGCCGTTGGTGCGGACCTGGTCGCCTGGGGTGATGGGTCGGCCGCAGGCGGGGCAGGGGTAGGAGTAGGTGGTGGTGGGCATCAGGGCCGTGCCTGGGGTGCGAGGTAGTGGATCTTCTGGCGGAGGTCGCGGATGCTGGCCTGCTGGCGGGCGATGACCTGGGTGGCGTGGTCGAGGTCGTCGAGGAGGTGCTCGGTGTCGGGGGCGTGGGTGCGTTCGTAGGCGCGTCCGGCGTGCCAGGCGAGGCAGCCGATGATGGTGGCGGCGACGATGAGCCACAGGCCGGTCATGGCTGGGTGTCCTCGGCGAGGTAGGGGGCGAGGGCCTGGGTGAGGAGGCCGCGTTCGTAGGCGCGGCCGGCGGCGAAGGCGTTGCCGATGGCGTTGGCGACCTGCTGGGTGAGGTCGTCCTCCCATTCGCGGACGGCTGCGGGGAGGGTGACCTGGGCGAGGATCGCGTCGTCGGCCTGCTCGAGTTCGGAGACGGCGACGGCGGAGGGCTCGTCGCCGTCTCCGTCGATGCCGGTGTCGCGGGCGGCGGGGAACGCAATGCCGGGGTGGTTGTCGAAGTAGGCCTGGATGACGGTGGCGGGGATGAGGCCTCGGGCGTGGACTCCGGGGATGCGGTGGCGCATGCCCCAGTCGCGGATGACGGCGCGCAGTTCGGGGGTGAGGTCTTTGGATCGCATGGTGCTCCTTGGGGGTTAGCGGGGGACGAGCTGGTTGCAGGCGGATCCGCGGAGGTGCCAGTGGCGCCATCCGCCGCGGTCGAGGACTTCGGCGAAGCCGATGCGCTGCCAGATGGCTGGCCAGTCGTGGATGGGGAGGCCTTGGAGGGTGATGCGCAGGGCCCTGGCGGCGGGCCGGGGCAGGCCGTGGGCGGTGAGCCGGTCGGCGACCATGTAGGGCAGGCCGTGTCGCCAGTCGCGTTCGGGGTGGAACTGGAACAGGCCGGCGGCGCCGGAGTCGGGGTTGACGATGCCGGGGTGGCCCTTGGATTCGCGGTGCTCGACGCATGCGGCGAAGGCGGCCCAGCCGGGGGGCACGTTTGCGGCCTGGCGGGCTATGCCGGCGGTGGCGCGGGACGGTCGGGGGGCGCGGTCGTCGTCGATGACGGCCGGGGTGAGTGCGAGCGCGAGGGCCGCGGCGGTGAGGATCATGTGCCGGCCGCCGTGGCGTGGGCCATGTGCTCGAGCTCGGCGGGGCACGCGGTGCCGTACATGGTGCGGCAGTTGGCGTGGACGGCGCCGGTGGCGATGACGGCGAGGGTGTCCCGCAGGGAGCCGAGGAGCTGGTCGAGGACGTGGCCGGCCTGGTGGCGCACCTGGGCGTCGGAGAGGAGGACGGGGGGACGGTCGGGGTGGAGCGGGGTGAACGTGTGGACGACGGCGGGGACGGTCGGGGGGAGGTAGGGGCGGTGGCAGTAGTCGCAGGAGACGAGGACCGCCGTGGAGATCTGGATCATCAGTGCCCCCTGCTGATGTAGACCAGGAGGGCGATGAACCCGGCGAGGATGACGGCGAGGGCGAGGAGCCAGGCCTCGTCGCGGCTCATGGCTGCCACCGGCCGGTGATGAGGCGCTGGAGCTGCTCGTCGGCGTCACGGTCGGCGCGGGTGCGCCGGACGGTGAGCAGGCCGAGGGCGAAGCCGACGGCGATACCGATGGCCAGGGCGAGCACGGTGAGGGTGTTCATCGGCGGGTCCGGGGGTGGTCGCGGAGCTCGGCGACGATGTCGATGAGGGCGAGCTGGTTGTCTTTCAGGACGCGGAGGGCGCGGCCTTGGCGGCTCATGTTCCGCGTGAGCGCCAGGACTGATACGGCGAGGGCGGTCACAGCGATGCCGAGAAAGACGACGGCGACGGCGGTCATCGCTGGGCCTGCCGGGTGCGGTGCAGGGCTGCGGCCTGGTCGGCGGTCTGCTTCTCGGCCAGGCGGGTGCGTGCCCGGCGGGTGACCCAGCGGACGGCCCGGTAGATGATGACCGCATAGATGGCGGTGAGCGCGAGCAGGATCGCGGCGTTGCGGAGCGCATGGAGCAGGTCGTTCAGGGCGACCTCGGCGGGCAGTGGTGCCATGATCAGGGTGCCTCGCTTCCTTTGACTGGGTGCGGGGGTGTTGCCCCTCCTGCCGTCGCATCCGCCAAGAAGAGGCGGCAGGAGGGGCCCTGGGGGTCAGCCGGTGGGGCTGTCTCCGGCGGAGGGAGGCCGGTCATGTCCGATGGGTCGTTCGACCTGGTGTTCGTCGGCGGGAGTCAGGTCCTGGAGTTCAACGTCTCCGAGGAGGACATCGGCCGGATCCGTGCCGACCTGGAGGCCGGCAGGACCGTGGTCCGCTTCACGGATCGAGGGGACGAGCACGAGGTGTTCGTCGGCGGGTGCCTGGTCCACTGGCGGCGTCACTTCACCCGGGGCGCGTCGGGGTTCTAGGGCCGCGACGAACTGGCGGGGGTGGGCGTGCTCGCGGCCGCGCGGCACCCGGTCGGGGATGTCGGCGTAGGTCAGGGTGACCGTGTTCACCCCATCGAAGGCGATGGTCTTCAGGCCGTCGGTGGGGATTCCGGCGGCCTCGAGGGCATCGAGCAGCTTCATGAGTTCTCCTGGGGGGTGGCGGAGCGGTGGCCGGCGTCGGGGACGCCGAGGTCGGCGAGCATCCTGGACAGCTGCTTGTCCTGGCGCACCGTGCTATTGAGCGCGGCCAGGATCTGCGGGCCATGCGGTCGGCGGATCTCGCGGCGCAGGCGCACGGCGACGACCAGGGCGCATGCGCTCACGGCCATCGCGGTGAGCGCGAGCGCGGCGGCCGCGATGGTGACGGCGCTCATGTGCGCTCCAGTTCGACCGTGACGCGTGCGGCGGCCTGGCCGCCTGAAGGTCCCGAGGTGCGCGACAGGCGGACGAGGTTGCGGTAGTCCAGTTCGGCTGCCTGGGCGTCGCGTTCCGCGGCGCGGTAGGCCTGCTCGGCTTCGAGCTCGGCTTCGAGTGCGGCCAGGTATTCGATCTCGACGGGCCGGGCGTCGCGGGTCCGGGCGCGGGCCAGGGCATCGTCGGCGAGGAGGCGGGCGGTGCGGGTCACCCGGACTTGGGACTCCTGCAGGGCGAGGTGCGCGGCGGTCGCGGCGGCGCGTGCCCGGAGGCAATCGGCGAGCAGGAACTGCTCATCGCGGGTGCTCATGCGGTCACCTGGGCGCGTTCGCGGGCGAGCCGGTCCACGTCCGCCGGGTCGAACAGGTACTGGGTGTTGCGGCCGGACGGGGCCTCGAGAGTCTGGGCCGGGGTGAGACGTCCGGTGAGGATCCAGTAGGTGAGTGTGGAGCGCGAGATCCCCAACGCCTGGCACGCCTGGGCGGAGGAGATGAGCGCGGGGGTTTTCATGCCGCAGACATTGCCGATTCCGCAAGCCCATGTCAAGCAGCCTCGCCGAATACGGCGTGTTGCGCATACGCCGAACCCTTGCCATGTTCGCAAAGTCATGCGAAAGTGGAGCCATGACGGTTCAGACAAGCGGTGTGATCCCCGCACTCACGCGCGGCCAGCGCCTGACGGTGGCCATGGAGTATGCCGGCTACAAGACCGAAACGATGGCGCTCCAGATGCGTTGCAGCGCAACGACCATCCGCAACTACATCACCGGCCGGACGCGGATCGACTACCCCGCCCTGAAGGCGTGGGCTGACATCACCGGCGTCGACCTGGGCTGGCTGGAGACGGGTCAGGCCGGACCCACGGACGGGCCCGGCCTGACTTCAGTAGCGGGGACAGGATTTGAACCTGTGACCTCTGGGTCACTGGGCGCCGAAGTGATCCCCCTCCGGACGGCCAGGACGGCGCCGCGAGGCGTCCCGGAGCGGCCTGCGGCGGTCGAGGGCGAGCGCACGGCGGCCTGACCGGAAACCTGTTTCACGAACCTGTCACACATGGGCAGCACACTTCGAAGGACGGAGACGGCCAGCGGGGGCCGTCCACGACGAGGAGCGACCATGGAAGAGATCATCGACGCGTGGCTGGACACGTACCGGGCCGCGGGCCGATCGCCGGGAACGATCCGGGCCCGGCAGTCCTACGTTCGGACGGCGGCCCGGACGGTGCCGCTGCTGACCCTGACCCCTGACGAGCTGCTGGCCTACCTGGCGTCGCGGTCGGACCTGTCCCCGGAGGCGAGGAAGTCGATGGTGATCGGGCTGCGGTCGTTCTACACGTGGGCGTTCCGGCGGGGCCTGATCGAGGTGGACCTGGCGCGGGAGCTGCCGCGGGTGACGGTCCCCCGGGCGCTCCCCCACCCGATCACGGAACTGGACCTGGCGCGCGCCCGGTCGGTCGCGGACCGGGAGACGCGGCTGATGCTGGACCTGGCGGCGTTCGCGGGACTGCGCCGGGCGGAGATCGCGCGGGTGCACCGGGACGACGTGACGGACCAGGGGCTCCGGGTCGTGGGGAAGGGCCGGGTGGAGCGCCTGATCCCGATGCATGACCTGCTGGCGGGGCGGCTGACGGGGCTGCGAGGGTGGGCCTTCCCCTCCCCGCGGGTGTCGGGGCGGCCGGTGACCCCGGACTACGTCTCGACCCGCATGGAGGCGGTTCTGCCGGAGCCGTGGACGTGCCACGCGCTTCGGCACTACTTTGCTACGAAGGCCTACCAGGGGACGCGGGACCTGAGGGCGGTGCAGGAGCTGCTCGGGCATCGTTCGCCGGACACGACTCAGCGGTACACGCTGATCGGGCTGGCGGCCCTCGAGGCCGCTGTTCGCGCGGTCGCGTGACATGGCGGGGGCCGGATTGGGGAGCGCGCGCGGGGCGCGGTCCGGACATGGAGAGCGGGGATCAGCATGAGGTTCGTGGCGGTGGGGTCGGTGCTGGTGCTGGCGGTGGCGCTTGCGGGGTGCGGGACGACGATGAGCGCGGTGTCGTCGGGGACGGCGCCGGGTGCGGCGTCGAGTGCTCCGGCAGCGGAGGAACAGCCGGTGGAGGCCTCGGAGGCGGAGGCGGTGGAGGAGCCCGCCGAGGAGCCGGCGGAGGCGATGTCGACGTGCGACGCGGTTCGGGAGGCCATCCTGACGGGCACGCAGGCGGAGATCGATGCCGCGATGCTCGCCTTGCAGAAGGACAAGTCGGCGGATCCGACCGCGCGGGAGTACGCGCGGTACTACCTGGAGCGGGATGCGAACAGCCCTGACCTGAGGGAGATGGACATCTCGCTCATCCAGATGTCCTGCATGTGAGATCGCGGCTCAGCTGCGGCCGCTGCCCAGCCGGGTGGCGCGGCCGCGGGCGACGATCCTGCGCAGCCTGTTGACGGTCGCGGGGGCGTAGACGGCTGCCTCGGGGGTGCCGATGAGGTGGTGGACGCGCTGCCAGTAGCGGGTCGGGGAGCAGTCGAACCGTTCGCGGATCTCGGCTTCCTGGGCGCCGGCGTACCTCCACCACAGGGCGGCGAAGTCGAGCATCGCCTTGTCCTGTTCGGTGAGCGCGGGCTGGGGCGGGGTCACGTCGCTGTGGGGCGTCGCTGGGTGGCGGTCTGGAACGGGCCGCTGGTGGACACGTCGTTGTCGGCGGCGATCTGCATGGCGAGGTCGGGGCTGGCGCCGGCGGCGAGGGCGCCGATGGCGTAGCCCGCTCCGGAGCCGATGGCGTAGCGGCCGAGCTGGTGGGTGACGACGGTGCCGTCGGTGTCGATCTTGTAGATGCGGCCCTGGAGTGCGACGAGGAGCTGGAGGCTGCTGTCCTCGCTGGGGGTGAACGCGGCGCCGCGGGCCTCGAGTGCGGCCCGGAGGGCGGGGACGAAGGTGCTGCGGATGAAGTCGACGTCGGCGCGGGCGGGTGGTGTGGGCGGGGTCCAGGTGATCGCGGCGTCGCAGGCGGCCCCGGGACCGGCGGCCGCGATCAGGTAGGGGCCCAGGGTGGCTATCTTCTCCATGCCGGGACCGGTGTAGCGGCGGTTGTCGGATCCGGTGGTGAGCCCGTCGGCGACGAGGGTGGCGTGGCGCAGGCCTTCGACGCCGAGGATCGTCGTCATTGGAGGTCCTCGGCGATGTCGAGGTAGCCGCGGGCGTCGACGTAGTTGTCGCTGTGGGCGGGGTTGGCCTTGGAGCGGGAGCCCTTCGCCAGGTTGAACATCCAGGCGACGTCGTGGGGCGTGACCGGGGTGCCGAGCCAGGCGGACCACAGGGCCGCGGTCCGCTCGAAGTTGGGCCGGGGGTCGCCGTAGATCTCGGCCCGCTGCGCGACGATCCCGGCCGCCGGGTCCTGGTCGCAGGTCGGGCACCGGCCGGTGGCGCAGGGGTCGGTCACAGGATCTCCAGACCGGACCAGCTGCCCTGGCCGACCAGCATCGTGACGATCCCAGGGGCGGTGTCGTCGCCTTGGGCCTCGGTCCAGTAGCCGGACGAGGACACCAGCGGCGGGCAGACGACGGCGAGCCGGTTGCCGCCGGCGACCTCGGCGTAGAAGTGGTGCCGGTGGCCGGTGAGGAGGAGGTCGGCGGCTCCGGGTGAGGTGCGGCCGTGGGACTGGCCGGCCCACCAGGAGTGGATCTTCGACGCGGGGCCCTGCCACTGGTGGCCGTGGGCGAATGCGACCACGGTGCCGGCGACGTCGGCGGTGACGGTGGATCGGTCCTTGTCGGGGTAGATGAAGGTGACGTCGTCGCGGCCCGCGAGGCGCAGGGCGTCGGCGACCTGCAGGATGCCCTCGACGGCCCAGGACTGGTCGGCGTCGTAGGCGGGCGTCTTCCCGTTGCGCAGCGGGGTGTCGTGGTTCCCCGGAATGGCCACGACGGTCACGTGGGCGTGGTCCATGAACTGCTGGACCTGCCACAGCGCCAGGCGGCGGTACACGCGGAGCATCTCCACGATGGTGAGGTCGTTCTTCAGGATCGGGGCCGACGTGACCGTTCCCTGCAGGCAGTCGCCCAGCCAGGGCAGCCACACCGAACGGGAGCAGCGGCCGGCCTTCGCGAGGGCCTTGTACCGGGCGAGCGCCTGGAGGGTCTTGTCCTGGAAGCGGTCGATGACGGCGGATGTCTCCCCGTCGCCGAGCTGGGTGTCCGCGGTGGCGACCAGGAATGCAGGCAGGGGTTGAGGTTCGACGTCGAAATGCAACCCCTGGCGAGGGCGTCGCTTTCCGATGGCCTTGACAAGCTCGTCGACGTCGAGGCCGGCGCGGCGGCGGCGGATCGTGGCCCGGTAGTAGAACATCCGCTGCACGCCGCCGCCGGCGACGGGCCCGTCCCAGGCCCGGTACTGGACCGGCTCGACGACCTCGAACACGGCGGGGTCGAGGTCCCAGACGGCGAGGAGGTCGTTCCAGTGTGAGGGCGGCGCGGGCAGTGGCGCGGTGGTCAGGGTGCCGGAGCGGCCGTCCCAGACCACGCCGGGCTCCCACCCGGCGGGGGCGTGCTTGGCCTGCTCGGCGGTGGACTCGGCGGCCGCGAGCTTGCGGGCCCGGTCAGACAGTGCCATGCATCCTCCCGAAGCGCTCGCGCGAGCGGTGTCGGCGCAGGAGTTGAGGCTGCAGCCAGGACACGTCGTAGCCCTCCTCGGCGAGGAGAGCGAGGATCTGCTTCGCAGTCAGGGAGGTCTCGTCGAGGAGGCGGGTGAACTCGGCCTGGTCCTCGGGCTTGAGCTGCTGGTGCAGGTGGCAGACCGTGCAGCCGGGGCCCTTGCGCTGGAGCGGCGGTGTCCTGTCGGCGAGCGCCATGCGTCCTCCGTGTGGTCAGGCGAACTTGGCGAGCTGCTTGGTCACGGTCGCGTTGGAGGCCCGGAGGTCGACCTTGCGCCGGCCAGCGATGTCCCTGTGCTGGGGGCGACGGAGGACGGAGGTGTCGCCCTTCCAGCGTGCAGCGCGGGCGCAGGCCCGCATGAGCTGGGCGAGGGTGGCCCACTGCGCGTCGGTGAGGTCGTCGACGATTCCCTTGGACACGATCTCGACGCCGAGGAGCCACTCGTTGCCGCGGTTCGCCGGCACCCCGAGGGAGTCCCACGTGGTCGTGCCGGGGAAGTCGCCCAAGCCGGCGTGGTAGGTCCACTCCGAACACATGACGTAGAGGGAGCCGTCCCGGTCGAGGCAGAAGTTCGAGCACGGGACCCCGAACTTGGGGTGATTCGACACGTACCGCAGGACCCCGTTGTTGGCGCCGCGCTTGTTCCCCTTGTTCCGCGGATCCCGGGAGGAAGTGGCGGCTCCCGCCGTGTGATGCAGGAGGAGGGCGACGGGGCGGCCCTTGCCGAACTCGCCCTTGCCGCGGGTGCGCCACCCGGCCCAGAAGAACAGCTTCCCCGGGGTGATCTCCTCCCGCAGCGCCCGCTCGAGGTCGTCCGCGAACGTGGACCCCTTGACGCCGAACGCGGCCCGCAGCTCCCTCAGGCCGGGGTCGTCCGGGTCCTCCAGGTCAAGGTCGACATCGTTCGGGAGCCCGTCGGGCACCCGGCACACGTCCAGCACGGTCACGTCGGGTCCTTGGGGTCGTCGAGGGTGAGGTTCGCGCGGGACAGGGCCGCGGCGACGGTGCCGACGGCGGCGAGGCCGGACGCGACGACGGCGATCCACTCCCCGGGGACGCGGGCCGCGGCCATGCCCATCGTGATCGTTCCGGTCGCGCCGCCAGCGATGATCGCGGCGACGAGGATGCGGCCCCGCGCGCGGGACGAGATCGGGTTACGGGTCCTGGTGGTCACGGTCGGTCTCCAGTGGGCTCAGGATGAGGTCGTCGACGGGGATGTTGAGGTGCAGGACGATCGCTCGGGCGAGGAGTTCGGCGCGGTGGGCGGAGCCGGCGGCGTCGGGAAGGGAACTGCCGCCGTTGGCCTCGGGCTGGATGGGCTTGGTCCAGTGCGCGAGCCGGTCGTCCAGGCGCTCGTCGATGAGGTCGACGAGGAACCTGCGGCGGCGGTCGCGCCGTGTGGCCAGGCGAGCCTTCAGCCACTGGCTGCCCTTCCATGCGGTCGCCACCAGGCCGCACACGGCCGCGACGATCGTCAGGATGATCAACAGGTCGTCGATGTTGATGCCGTCGTCGCCGGGGTCGAGGACGGCCGCGAACAGCTCACTCACGGCTCAGGGTCCTCGTCGACATCGACCCCTCCGTCAGCATGGACGTTGCCGGTCGGGAAGGCTGGGTCGGACCACACGAACCACCCGTCCTCGATCAGGTTGTCTCCGGCCTCGAGAGGAGTGCCGTCGATGCGGGTGATCGGAGGGTCACCCAGGGTGACGCCGTTGACGACAAGGCCCTTGCGGTTCGTCTTGCTGCGGAGCAGGCCCACGAGTGCGCTCCCTACGTCACGGGTGAGGCGAACACCTCCGATAGTGCGGGTGGCGTCACGCTCGACCGCGGGCACGGCGGGTGGCCGCGGTCTTCAGGCCGTGGCATCCGCGGGGGGCGCCTGGGCGGGGCACGATGCATCGGATGCGCAGGTTGTCGATCGCGTTCACGGTCCCGGGGAGGCCTAGGACGGCCCAGTCACGCGCACTGTTGACGTGGTCGCACTCCCACTCCCCCGGGCCGCAGGACCGGCCGCAGTCCTCGCAGCGGCCGCGAGCCCGCTCGTAGCGGTGCTGGCGGTTCCGCGCGTAGTCGGCGGCCTTGTAGGCCTGCCGGTACGGGTTGCGCTCGTTGCGGACAGCCTCGTCGACCGTGGGCTCGTGGTCGGGGCAGTAGTTGCCTTGGCTGGGGCGCGCGCACACCAGGCACGGTCGAGGACGGGCCCCGCCTTGCTGATGGGCGGGACAGCGGGACTGCCCGTCGTCGACACGGCGGCCGCACACGACGCAGGGCTTGGGCCGGCGGCTGGTCACGGGCCGACGCGGGCAGCGCCGAACGCCGCGCTGGTCAGGTCCACGCTGCCACCGGTGTCCTGCAGGACCTCGACGGTGATGGTGTCCGCGGCGGCGAGACGTCCCAGGGCTGCGACGCCTGCGGTGTGGGTGGCGTTCGCGGGCAGCCGGGTGTCGGTGGCGATCGGGGTGCCGTTGACGGCTACCCGCAGGCCGCGCAGGCCGGTGGTCGATGCGGGCCAGGTGGCCTGGGCGGTCAGCTGGTAGAGGCCGGGGGTGATGACCGTCGCCGTGCTGCCGCTGGCCCACATGCCGGCGGGGTCGGAGGCCTCGGCCGTCCACGTGATCGCGGCCCAGGTGCCGGTGGCGATCGCCTGGGCCGTGGTCCGGGTGAGGAGCAGCTCGGCGATGCGGGCCTGGGTGGCGATGACGAGCATGTCGCGGCCGTCGGTGAGGATCCAGCACCCGGCGCCCGGGATGGGACAGCAGGAGGAGGCGACGGGGATCCCGGCGATCTCGGTCGTTCCGCCGGCGATGGTGATGGTCACTGTCCCGTCGGACTGGATGGACTGGATGGCGCCTTGGCGCAGCCGGAGCCGTGAGGAGGGGCTGGCGGCCGCGAGGGCAGCGACGAGGTCGGCGATCTCGGTCATGCGACGCTCGTCTCGCGGCCGGTGAACGTCATCGGCTCGGCCGCCGACAGCGGGATGACGAGCTTGTCCAGCACGACGCGGCTGGTACCGGTGTCGTCGGTGATGGTGACCAGGTCGAGGGGCTCGAGGGCGGGGTTGACGACGGCCGTGGCCTGGCGGGTCTCCCGGTGGCCGGTGACGCGGGCGAGGATGGTGCGCGCGGCCGTCTGGGCCATGGCCTGCGTGGTCAGGACGGGTGAGGAGTAGAAGTAGGGGATGCGCCCGAACCCGCCCTGGGAGTAGGTGGGCGAGGCCGGGTCGTCGTCCCAGGCCTCCGCTCTCACCGGGGTGGCCAGGGCGGTGCCCTCGCCGGTGACGATGGCCCCGTTGTAGGTGAACTCGAACGTGCCCTCGAGATCGCCGTCGGTGATCAGGTTGGTGTCCCCGGCCCCGAAGTCGAAGCTGGCGCCCATGGTGGCCGGATCGGGGACCGGCTTGGCCCGGCACACCCCTGCTCCGTCGAACGCCAGGTCGTAGCCGTGGTCGGAGAACAGGGCGGTGATCTCCTTCCACGGGTCGGATTCCGGGCCGGCGTCGAAGGTCAGCGCCGCCGACAGCACCTCGGTGACGTTGCCGAAGTCCACGGGGACCGCGGACCAGCGGCTCTTCAGCAGGCCGGTCGCGGCCGCGGCGAGGGCGGTGCCGGCGGCGATGGGGTAGACGTCGGTGAACCGGGCCCGCGCGATGCGCTTGGACCGGTCCGAGCCTGACCATCGGATCGTGGAGGACCGTCGCTGGGGCCACGTCGCGGTGTCGGTGGCGAACACGCCCAGCGGGACGTACTCGGGGGTGCCGTTCACCAGGAGGCCGCGGCGCACGGTGAGCTCGACGCCGGGGGTCATGACCAGGTCGTAGACGTCGGCGAGGCTGAGGTCGGCCGTAGGGCCGAGGTCGAGGTCGCAGGTGCGGACGATCGACCGGCGGGAGTCCATGTCGACCCGTCCGGCGACCACGGCGATCGGGACGCCGGTGCCCGTGGTGACGCTGACAGAGGCGGTCATGGACGGCTGGCGCAGGGCGGCCAGGAACGCGCTGCTGACGGGGTGCATCAGGCGGCGCTTCCGCCGTCCGCGGTCCCGGCCCACGATGAGGTCCCGGCGGCGCCGCCGTCGATGGTGTCGTCCCAGACTGCGGTGGCGGCCGCGCCGAAGTCGATGACGATGTCAATCTCGGTGGGCAGGATCGTGGTCACGCCGATCGGGGCGCTGGTCTCGACGTAGGACACGCTCACGAGGCGCCGGGGCAGACTCGCGGATCCGCGCATCCGGGCCTTGACCGTGTTAGGCAGGAGGCGGATGTACTTCGCCCAGCCGAACGGGGACTCCAGCAGGAGGACGGCCTGGCACTCGATCAGGTCCTTCAGCGCGACCCACTCCGCAGTGTTGGCGCAGGCGATCTCGAGGTCGCCGTCCCAACCGCCGAGGGTTCCGGCGACCGTCACCGGATACCTCCGGCCCAGGGGCCGGAACACGCCCACGTCCTCGCTGGCACCGTCGGTGGGCTCGCCGATGACCGTGATCCCGATCGCGTTGATCGCCGGGGCCTGAGGGCACTTCAGGTTCCACGTGTCGGGCGTGAGAGTCGCGAGCGCCAGGGCGGAGTTCACGCTGGTGTTGAGGACGCCGGACGTGTAGGCGGACACGCGGGCCCGGTACTTCACGGTGATCCCGCGGGGAGCCTCGTCGTCGTTGACGGTCAGGGGGTTCCCGAAGACGCCGGCGACGGCGGTGCCCAGGCGGATCGGCGACCAGGTCGTGCCGGCGTCGTCGGACCGCTCGATAGTGACGTAGGGCGTGGCGTACCCAGCGGTGGCCACGGGGGTCACGCTCACCGCGACCCGGTCCAGGACGTCATTGACGGCAACGCTGATCGTCGGCGTGGTGGGCGGGGTGACGGTCATGGTCAGCGTGGCTGAGGCGGACCATGCGCTGATCTGGTCGGCAGCCGGGGCAGACTCGTTCTCGCGGTGGCGGATCGCACGCGCGTAGACCTTGTAGGTGCCGTTCGGCAGGGAGTCGGGCAGGACCACGTTCGCGGTGATCGTGCCGGTGGCGGTGAACCACACGTCGGCCTGGGTGCTGGACACCAGCGTGCCGGTCCCGACGCCGGTGCCGCCGGACTCCACGCGCAAGTCGACGGTCACCTTCCGCAGGCCCATCCAGTTCGGCGTGCCGGCCTCCCAGTCGATCGTGCACGCGACCTGGACGGGGATGGTCGGGTAGGTGGTGCCAGTGATGGTCGTGGCCTGCGGGGTCGCGGTGGCCTGCTTCAGCGCGTACAGGGTCGCCCCGGCCTCCCACAGGCGGGGACGGTCGGCTGGGGTGGCGTCGCCCTGGATCTGGACCTGGAGGGCGAGGGCCGCCGCCTCGGCGGTGGTCCAGGCGCGGGCGACGTAGCCGGGCTCCGTCGTGGTGGGGGTGGTGCGGCCGTCGACGATGACAGTGGAGGCGTACCCGGGGATCCCGTCGGCGGGAAGGTAGGGCTGGACCCCGACGTACTTGCCGGCGGTTCCGTGGGACCAGCGCAGGAATCCGGCGACGCGGGCGATGAACTCGTCGCCGGGGATGGTCGGGGCGGCGAGGTCGAACTGGGTCCAGCGCATGTCGTCGGCGTCGGCGCGCACGCCCGTCGCATCGGAGGCGTCGGACAGGTGGCCAGCGGCTGTGACGTCGGATGCCGTCGCCCAGGAGGATCCGCTATCGGCGGTGCCCTCCAGTCCACCGTCCTTGCCCAGGACGGCGGTGGGCCGGATCGTGTAGGTGCTCACTGGGCGGCCAGCTCTCGTGTGATGCGCCGGATCAGGGCGGTTCCAGCAGCGTCGAGGTCCTGCGGCAGGGTGTCGGATCCGCCCTGCACCTGGACGGCGCCCTTCTCCACGATGATCGTTCGGACGGCGCCGTGCGGGACACGGTCGGCGTAGGTCGGGGAGGGTGCCGCGCCGGCCGTGGTCCCGGTTGACGAACCGCCACTGATGATCGCGGCGAGCTGCGCATCGGTGTACCCGGTGCCATTGCCGCGGCCGCCACCGGAGCCGGACCCCCCGCCCGATCCGGTGGCGGCCTGCTGGGTGGCGGCTTGCGCTGCCTGTGCGGCACCCAGCCTCTCCTCGAGGGAGTCGATACGCCGGCCGAGGGCGGCGGCCTGGCGGGCCATGGTGGCTGCGGTGTCGAGGATCCCGGTGGTCACCTCGGACACGCTGTCGCTGAGCAGGGTCGTGGCGGTGTCCTCGTTGGCGAGCAGGGCGGCGATGCGGTCCTGGCCGCCCTCGAGGATCTCGGTGAGAGCGTCGGACTGGATGCCGAACTGGCGGCCCAGGGCGTCCAGCTGAGCGAGCTGCGCGGCCTCGCGCGCGGCGATTGCGGCGTACTGCTCCTGAGCGACGACCAGAGCGGCCTTGGCCTGCTCGATCTGGGCTCCGAACTTGTCGGCCGCGAGGAGGTCGCCGAGGGCGGTCACCTGCTCGGTGAACGCCGACTGCAGCTGGTTGACCTCGTTGATCGCCCCGGGGCCCTCCGCGAGGAGGCTGGCAGCGATCTGACGGCCCTGCTCGACGCCGGCCTGGATGATGTTCTGCAGGCTCGTCTCGTTCAGGCCGAAGCTGCGCAGCTGCTGGATCTGGGTCAGGAACTCGGTGGCGGTGGCGATGTCCGCCCGGAAGTTGGCCAGGACGTTGCCGCCCTTGCGGGTGGCGGCGAGCTCGTCCTGCGCCTGCGCGAGGGCCTTGGCGGCACGGGTGCTCTCCTCGGCCTCCTGCCCGAACTCGGCGACCGCCGCGCGCATGGCCTCCTGCGCGTCGATGACCTTCCGCTCGGCGGCCTCGATCCCGGGTACCTGGAACGCGACGGCGAGGGCGGACTGGATCGCCTGGGAGTAGCTGCGTGCGTCGGTCGCGAGGGATTCCAGGTCGGCCGCGATCTCGTTGATGCGGGCCTGGGCGCGGTCCTTAAGCTGGGAGAACGCCTGGACGATGAGGTCGCGGGCGCCGCGGAAGAACTCCTGCAGCCGGGACAGGCGGTCCTTGGCCTTGTCCAGCGATCCCGAGATCCGGTCGATGATGGTGTCGGCGGCCTGCTTGCCCTTGGCGGCCGCGTCGCGGCCGAGCCGCTCGACGGAGCCTGTGACGCGGGACCGCAGCTGGTCGACGCCCTTGGCCATGCCGTCGGGGATCGCGCGGCCGATGACGGCGAACACGCGCGAGGGTGACGCGATCCCGAGGATCTTCTTGACCCCTTCGGGCAGGGAGTTGACCTTCTCCTCCATCCAGGCGTAGAACCCGTCCCACTTCTCCTTGATGCCGTTCCACAGGCCCTCGATGATGTTGCGGCCGGCTTCGACGAGCCACGTGATCGCGTTCCCGAAGAACTCCTTCACCTTGCCCGGCAGGGCCTTGATGTCGTCGATCGCCTCGGTGATCGCGGTCTTGACCTTGGTGGCGAAGTTCCACACGGCGATGCCGACCTGGGCGGCGATCGACGCGATCGACCACAGGAACGCGGCCCAGTCGATGATCTTCTGGATGACGACGCCGATCACGCGGATCAGGGTGGACAGGTAGACCTCGTAGAACTTCGCGATGCCGGGGATGACGTACTGCTGGATGAACTCCCACGCCTTGCCCAGGGCGGCCTTGAAGGCCTCGATCTTGTCCCGGTTCTCGTCGAGCTTCTTCTTCACGCCGTCGATCGCCTCGGACACGGCGGACTTGATGGCCTCCCACACCTTCATCACGGCCTCGCGGAACGCCTCGCTCTTCGTCCACAGCAGGACGACGGCGGCGACGACGAGCGCGATGCCGGCGATGACGGCCGCGACCGGGGCGCTGACGGCGGCCAGTGCCCCCGCGATCGCGCCAACTGCGGTGACCGCGGCCCCGAGGACCAGGAGCAGGGGTCCGATCGCCGCGGCGAGGAGTCCCACGATGACGATGACCTTGCGCTGCCCGTCGCCCAGGCCGGCGAACCAGTCGATCAGGCTCTTGATCGGGGGGATGATCATCTGGATGGCGGGCAGCATGACGGTCATCAGGGTCGACCCGGCCAGCAGGAGCTCGTTCTTCAGCCGCGCCCACGCCTCCTGCGGTCCTTCGACGGCGGCCGCGGCCCGGTCCACGGCGCCCTTGGACCCGTCGAGGGACGCCGACAGGTCGTCGACGGACACCTTCCCGGTGCGGACCGCCTCTGCGAGGCTGACCCCGACTCGGGCGCCGAAGAGCTGCACGGCCAGGGCGGTCGCCTTGGTGGGGTCCTTCATGTCGCGGATCTTGGNNNCCTTCCCGGTGCGGACCGCCTCCGCGAGGCTGACCCCGACCCGGGCGCCGAAGAGCTGCACGGCCAGCGCTGTGGCCTTGGTGGGGTCCTTCATGTCGCGGATCTTGGTGAGCACGTTGGTGAGGGCGGCTGGCATGTCCTTCGCGCCCGCGGCCGCGAACTTCTTGAACGCGCTGTTCAGGCCGGCGACGACGCGGGTCGCCGGCAGGCCGGCGCCCTCGAGCCCGGCGACAAGGCCGATGGACTCCCGGGCGTTCAGCCCGTAGGCCTTGAACGTGGGCGCGGCCTTGGCGACGGTGCCGGCGAGCCGGTCGACGCTGATGTTCGTCTTCTGGCTGGCGGCCAGGAGCATGTCCATGAACCCGCCGGCGCGCGACGTCTGGATCCCCATCGCGGTGAGGGCGGTGCCGACGGTGTCGACGGCGGTGACGGTGTCCATGCCGGTGACCTGGGCGAGGGTGAGGAACTGGCGCGCCAGCGTCTCCGCGTCGGTACCGGTGACCTGGAACTTGCCGGACACGCGGCCAACGACCTCGCCGACCTCCTCCATGCCCTGCACGGAGGTCTTCGCGACGTTGTAGAACGCCTTCTCCAGGTCGGCGAGCCGGGCCCCCGTGGCGCCCGAGCGGGCGGCGACGGTGTCCAGCCCGTTGTCGACCTGGTCGAACGCGAACAGCGATGCCGCGCCGATGCCGACGATCGGCAGGGTGACGGCCCGGGTCCACTGCCGGCCCATCCCGGTGATCTTCTTCCCGATGCGCTCGGCCGACGACTGGATGCGGCCCATGCTCGCGGACCACCCGGCCGACGAGGTCCGGGCCTGCCGCTCCAGGGCCTCGAGGTCCTTGCGCGCACGCTCGATCTGCCGCATCGATGCGGTGCCGTAGACAGTGATCCGGACGGCCATGTCAGTACGTCTCCCCCGCAGCGTCCAGCTGGGCCTGCAGTGCGGCCTCGGCGCCCTTCACGGCCGCCTCGATGTCCTCCAGGACCCGGGTGCCGAGCTGCTCCCACGCGGCCCACAGGAACCGGCCGGGCTGCCCGTAGCGCTCGTTCAGAGACGCGATGAGGCCGAGCACCTGGGGGCGGGTGCCGGAGTACTGGGAGCCGATGAACTCGAAGATCGCGGCGCGGCGGCCGGCGGGGCCCTTGCCCCACGACTTCGTCGTCTTGCCGCCGCCGGCGCGGGCGGCGATGTACCCGAGGAGGCGCTTTCGGCTGCGGCCGACGACCCATGCTCCCTTGGGGTAGTTCGCCTGCGTGGCGGAATGGACCCGCTCGAGGGCCTCCTTGATCTGGTAGTCCAGCTGCGCCTCGACCTCGGGCGTGAACGCCTTCAGCGCGGCCACGGTCTCCCGGACGCCGTCGATGCGGATGTTCGCGGCGTTCCGCGCGTTCGTCCTCATCGCCCTCGCTTCGCCTTCAGATCCCTGGCCAGCTGCTCCCTGACCTCTCTCCGGTGCTGCTCCTCCTGGATCTCCAGCACCGCCTCGAAGATCTCCGGGTCGCAGTGCTCGAAGTCCAGGCCGAAGCCGGCTCGCAGCGCCGCCTCCGCGATCACACGGGCGGCGCGCCCGCTTCCCCCTGCTCCTCCTCCGCAGCCATGAGCTCCAGCAGACGGTCGGCCTTCTCACGGTCCATCTCGCCTAGGGCGACGGCCTGCTCGACCTGCTTGCGCGTGGGTCGCAGGTCGACCTCCAGGACCGTGTCCACCCAGTCGGTGAACTGCGTGTCGGCGGGAATGTCGCGCTGGCGCTTGCCGGCGAGGAACGCCTTGTAGGTCATGGTCAGGGCCTCGTCCACGACCCAGCCCTGCTTCTCCAGCTCCTTCAGCGCGCGTGGAGCCTTGACGTCCTCGCCGGTGCCGATGACGACCGCGACGGGGGACGAGGCGTCGTAGTACCTGATGGTGGCGTTGATCACTGGGGGGTGCCTTCCTTAGTAGGTCGTCTGCCCGTTGGACAGTGCGTAGACGAGGGGGGCGCTGCCGCCGGAGGGCATGACGGCGTCGCCGGCGAGCTCGACCTCGACGCGGCCGCCCTTGGCCTTGGCCTCGGGGAACGCGGTGAGGAACGCGACCTTGGACCCGGTCACGGTGAGCGTCCCGGGCCCGTTGTTCTCCTTGAACTGGAGGTTGACGGAGCCGGTGGGGGCGACCGCGGCGACGGCGGTGCCGTTGCTGGCGCCCGTGACGGTCTTGCGGAAGATGCTGAGGTCGTCGGGCACGATCGTCAGCTTCAGGCTGTGCTCCTGCACGCCCTCCCACACGTCGGCCGCCTCGACGGCCGCGGAGGTGTCGATCGCCTCGAGGTTGTTCTTGATCGTCAGCTCGCCGCCGATGACCGCGGCGGCCCCGAGGGAGCCGCCGATCGGGTCGACCTGGAAGGTGCCGCCGACGGGGACGAGGAAGCTCTCGCTTCCGGTCTCGTCCACGGTCGCGGTGAACGTGGCCGGGTAGGAGAACACCGTGCCCATCAGCTTGGCGGACAGCTGCAGCGGCTTGGAGCCCTCCCACTTCAGGGTGAGCTCGTCGACCTTGCAGTCGCGGATGCCCTCGACGGTGCTGTCCAGGCCCTTCGCGAACAGGGACAGGTAGGGCAGGTCCCCGGTGGCGTAGGTGTGCAGGTACGGGCCCGCGCCGGTGACCACGTCGGTGCCGATCGCGCCGAGCAGGTACAGGCCCAGGCTCTTCAGGTAGGCCAGCGTCTCGATCGCGCCGCCGTTCTGCACCTCGTCCCGGTAGACGTTGTAGGCGGCCCGCTTCGCCGCGGTCACCTCGACGGGAGCCTGCTGCGGGTCGACGATGATCGGGGTGCCGCCGGTCAGCCCATGGGCGAACGTCGGGTTGGCCGCGATGGTGCCCCGGGAGCCCTGCTTGGCCAGGCCGGCGATGGTGGAGATGGTCTGAAGCGGCATGTCATGCCTCCGTGGATGCAGCGATGGTGGTGGTCTTGCTTCGGCCGCGACGGCCGCCGCGGCCGGTCGTGCTGTCCTGGACCTCATCGGGCCCGTCGTCGGGCGCGGGCTCCGTGTTGTCGTCCGGGGCTGCGTCTTCCCGGTCGAGCAGGCCCTGCTCGGCGAGCACCTGGGCGACCGGCTCGGGGAGCTCGACCTCGCCGGGACCGTAGGTGCCGGTGAAGTCCTCGCCGTTGACCCTCAGGTCGACGTGGACGGCTTCGGTCAGCTTGGGCATGGGGGCATCCTCCGGTTCATGTCACGCGCTGGTCAGGTACGAAGTGCAGGCGACCTTGATCTGCAGCACGGCTTCTCGGCTGACGCCCTTCGGGTCGGCGAACGCGCTGTCGTACTCGGCTCCGGAGATCGCCGCGAACTGCAGCACCCCGCCGAGGAACGGCTGCGCACCGAGGACCTCGGCGACGGTGCCGGCGGCGGCCTCGATCTCCTGCCGCACGTCCAGGGCGGTGCCTCCCGTGCGGCGGCGGAAGATGAACACAGACAGGGTGAAGGTCTCCTCCTGGGTGAGGATCCCCGTAGTCGGCGGGCTCTGCTCCCACCCATTGACCTGCTCGTCGACCCATAGGTGCTTCTCGAATCGCCGCTTGGGCAGGCCGTACTCCACCCGCCAGTCGGCGAGCTCGGGGCGGGCCGCGAGCGCGGCGACGAGGGCGTCCTGGGCGGTGAACGCCTTCGTGTGCAGGCCCATGCCCATCAGGCGTACCCGAGGCGCTTGCGGCCGTGCTGGTCGATCGCGGCGTCGACGTCGGGGATGCCGGTGACCCCGTCGCGCCCGGCGATCGTGAGGCGGAACGTCTGGTCCCCGATCGTGGTGGCGGTCGCCCTGGCCGGGACGCCGCCCGTGGCGTCCGCGAGGTACTCGCGGGCGAGGGTCAGGGCGGCGCGGGCGATCGGGGTCGCCGGCCGATCCCGACCGTGGGCGTAGTGCAGCGCCACGTTGCGGACCCCAGCGGGCCAGGTCTGTCCGGAGGGCAGGACCAGGCGGCAGTCATCGATCGCGATCGCGGCGACCTGCGGACTGGTCCAGGCCACGCCGTCGACGGTGACCGCGTACACCTCCCGGATCTCGAAGTCGGGCGCGCGCAGCGCGGAGCGGCCGGATCCGTCCAGGGCGACGCGGCGGCCGCGGGGCACGAATGCGACGCACGCCGCCTGCGGGCCCTCCAGTGCGTCCTCGGCGACGATGCGGGCCTGCTCGAGGTCGGCGTCCGGCCAGCGATCGTCGTCGGCGAACTCCGGATCCCGGGCGCGAAGAGCGGCCAGGCTGAACAGGTATCCGCCGGCGAGCTCGATGGCGGTGGTCCACTCGACCGGCTGGCCGGCGGCCGTGCCGGTCCATGTCGCGGTGTACGTGTCCAGGCGCGGAAGGTTGGCGACGGGGATCGAGGCGGTCAGGCGCCCGGATCCCACGGTCGGGGTCCCGGTGAACACCTGAGTGCCGGCGCCGTCGACGACGGTCAGCCCGGGGCTGGTGACAGTGAGGGTGTTCCCTGCGTCGTCTTCGGTGGCGCAGGCAAGGGCGTAGGTCCCGGACGTCTTCTTCAGGATCCGGTCGAGCCGCATCGCTACACCTTCACCCGGTACACCGCGAAGCGGCTCCCTGCCGCCAGGTTCGAGCCCGACGCCGAGATCAGCCGGACACCCGTGTACGCCGTCGCCAGCATGTGCGCCGCCCCCTGGTCCCCCACGACGGGTGCGGAGGTCCCGTTCACGCAGTCCCCGTCGATCCGGGTGACCGCTGCGTTCGCGCCCTTCGCGACCCGGATCTCCCCGAAGCCGCCTTCCGCGCTGATGAAGCCGACGACCGCCGACGTCTGCCCGGTGTTCGCCAGGTAGCCGCCGTAGTTGTAGTTCGCGCCCGTGACCGGGGTCCCGGAGGCCAGCATCTGCAGCGCCAGCGACGTCGACGACGCCGCGATCGCGCCCTCCCATTCGATGATGGTCAGGTACCCGTCGAACAGGATCGCGTCCAGGTCGATGAACGACGCTGACCCCGAGGCGGTCGCGTCGAGCACGTGCTCCCACCCGCGGCGCTTCCACGCCAGGCCCGTGGCCTCCGCCGAGTCGGCGACCAGCGTCAGGCCGTTCGCCCCGACCGGGAGTCGCGCCGGGGTGTCCGCCGCTGTCGCGACGATGAGGTCGCCCTTCGCATCCATCAGTGTGGCGAGGACCAGCTGGGCCGCAGGGAACCACGTGTAGGGCAGGCTGTTCCATGGAGTGCTGCCGTTGCCGATCTTGCCCTTGCCGGTGTCGGTCTCGTAGCCGGGCTCGCCCTGGGCGAGCGTGGGGTTGACGCTGGTCCAGGTCGCCGCGGCATCGCGGCGGAGCTTGAACTGCGTGGCCATTCGTCAGCCTCCTGTCGCCCTCGCGGGGCGCGCGATCAGGTCTGGGCGGAAGCGGACTTGCGGCCGCGGCGACGCGGCTCGGGCTCGACGACCGGCTCGGGCTCGACGACCGGCTCGGGCTCGACGACCGGTTCCGGCTCGACGGCGTCGACCGAGGCCTCCTCGGCGGGCACGTCGGCGGGGTCGCTGTCGACCTCGGGGGCGTCGTCCTCGAGCAGGACGGCGTCTCCGTTGGCGACGTAGATGCGGCCATGGACGCCCGGCAGCTCGACCTCCTGGTCGACCGCGTACTCGACGGTGAACGGGCCGTCGGCGCCGGCGACGACGTTGGTCGTCGGGCGGATGAACTTCACGAGCATGACGCCTCCTTGGCGCGGTCGGGGTGCCTGACTGCGGTGGGGCCCGGCTCGTAGCCGAGCCCCACCGGCAGGGTCAGGCGTTGTCGCTCTTCAGGAGCAGGACGGCCTTCGGGTCCCACGGGACGCCGCCGGCCCGCCCGGTCGAGTAGAACCCGACGAAGGGCTTGTTCGTGAAGGGGTCGCGCAGCACGCTGATGCGGCTGTGCAGGCCGGCGGCGTAGCCCCGGGCCAGGTCGCCGAAGGCGAGCGGGAACGCGCCGTTGCCGATCGCGGGGGCGTCGTCGCAGATCACGACGGGCTTGCCCATGATCGTCGGCTGACCGGACTCCCACCGCACGAGCGGCGTGTTGTTGAGGCTCGGCCAGGCGAGCGCCGACAGGGCCGCGAAGGTGGCGCCGTTGCCGTAGAACTTGGCGCCGGCGAGGAACTTCGCGGGGAGCTGGAAGTAGGCCCCGAGGATCTGCTGGGCGTCCAGCGCGTCGGCCGTGCTCGACAGGCGGGTCGTGTAGAACGACGTCGCCGTGAACAGGCCCGTCGGCTGGGTGTTGCCGGAGCCGGTGCCGACCGCGAGGCCCGTGCCCCAGATCTCGGCGAACGTGTCACCGATGTCGGCCTGCAGCCACTCGTCCGCGCCCTGGACGGTGTCCAGGAACGTCTGGGTGGCCTCGGGGTTGGCGTACCACTCGAAGCAGGTGAGGGTCTGCTTCGCCGTGGTCGGGGACGTGGTCGTCGGTCGGGCCGCGCCCTCCGCGACCCAAGCGCCGGCCGTCTTGCCCGTCTTGCGGGGCAGCTCGATGGTGACGCTGCCGGGCTTGTCGAGCGTGAAGAGGGTGGCGTCGGCGAGGATCGGGTTCTGCTTGCGGACGACGTCGATGATCGCCGCGATGATCGGCTTCGGCACGATGACGCCGCCGTTGGCGTCGTCGGACGTGCTGAGCGCGTTCTTGACCTCGCCGGTCTTGGCGTAGTCGATGAACGCCCGCGCGGACTCGGCGTCGCCGTCGAGGTCCGCGGACCGGCCGCCGGTGACGGTGGCACGGGCCTGCTCGAGCTCGTGCTCGCGCAGCTCGCGGGCCTGCTTCTCCAGCGCGTTGATCTCGCCGGCGGCCTTCATGACCGCGTCACGGCGGTCCTGCTCCGGTCGGCTGTCGTCAGCGAGCACGGCCTGCTGGTGAGCGCGCAGCTCGTCGATGGCGCGCTCGATGTCTCGGGGATCGGAAAGCATCGGGGTACTCCTTGGTCAGAACTTCACGTAGCCGAGCCCGGGGACCCAGGTCTCGGTCGAGCTGTGCTCGGGCGCGCCGCCCGATGCGTCCGCCACGGGCGCGCCGCCCGGAGTGGAGGTCGTGGGATCCGCCGCCGCAGGGCCGGCGGCGGGTGCCGGGGAGCCCGGCGGGTTGCGGTAGCCCAGGGCCGCGAGGTCGAAGTGGGCGGCCGCGGCCAGCTCCACGCCGATCTCGTCGATGAACCCAGCCGCGAGGGCCTCCTCTGCGGTGAACCAGGTCTCCGCGTCCAGGGCGGCGATGAGGTCCTCCACCGACATGCCGGTGCGCTCCTGGTACGTGACGACCAGGGTGTCGCGGATCTTGTCGAGCGTGTCGGCGTACTGGCGCATGTCCGCGGCCGTGCCGCGGATCGCCCCCCACGGGTTGTGGATCATGAACAGCGCGTTCGCGGCCATGACGACCCGGCTGCCGGCCAGGGCGATGACGGACGCGATCGACGCGGCCAGGCCGTCGATGAACGTGGTCACGTTGGCGGGGTGCCGCACGAGGGCGTTGTGGATGGCGACCCCGTCGAACACCGACCCGCCCGGGCTGTTCAGGTGCAGGTGGATCTGCGGAGTCTCGATGGCGCGCACGGCCTCGGCGAACTGCTTCGCCCCGACGCCCTCCCCAGACCACCAGTCGATCCCGATGAAGTCGTAGATGAAAACCTCGGTGACGTCCGGCGACGCGGCCGCGGCACGGATCTCGTACCACTGCCGCTCGGCGACGGGACCTCGAGGCGTCATGGGGCTCATGGTGTGGGACCTGTCACGCGCCGGCCGACTCGATCGCCTTGCGGCCCGCGAGCTCCGGGTCCAGCTCCACCCCGAGCAGGTGCGCGGTGCGGGCGATCGGCTCCATCACGACCGTCGCGAACGCCACCGTGTCCTCCATGCCGCGGCCCCGCTCGAGGTTCTGCGCATGCCGGGCGAGGATCCGCTGCTGGGCGTCGGCGAGCAGCGGCGCCAGGGCCTGCTCGGAGGCAGACTCCGGGCCACCGGCGGGCCCGGTGTTGAGGGGAATCCGATACTCGTCGCCCCCTTCGTAGGGGTTCCAGTCCTCGAACGCCCGCGCCTCGTTCGGGTTGAGGACCCCGCAGTTGATGAGGATCGAGTAGCCGGCCGCTCGGGCCGCGAAGTCCCCGCGCATGAGGGCGTTGACGTTGAACTTCGCGTACATCGTCGACCGCTCGGACGGCAGGAACAGGCTGCGCCGGATCGCGCCCTCGGTGTTCCGGGCGATCGGGGTCGCCGTGTACTTCGACAGCCACAGGTCGGCCTGCTCGCTGTTGGTGTAAGTGCCGTGGGTGAGGTCCTGCACCAGGGGCAGCGGCACCCGCCAGGTGCGGCACACCTGCTCCAGGATCCACCGCTGGTGCCCGGACAGGTCCGCGTCCTTCAGGGACATCTCGTTCTGCTTGACCGTCAGGCCCCGGTCGAAGATCCGGACCTTCCCGGCGGGCAGCAGGCCGGCATCGTCGTCGAGCTGCTTGCGCAGCGCCGCCAGGTCCTGCTCCTTTAGGTCCTTCTCGGTCTGCAGGTACGCCGGGAAGTGGGTGCCGTTGCCCAGGAAACGGGCGAAGAACTGCTCCGTGGCGATGCCCAGGCCGATGTTCTCCGACGTCACCTCGACCAGCGACCGGGCCTTGTACGGGGACCGGGACAGCAGCGGGCCCTTGAAGTAGATGACGTCCGCGGCGGCCAGCGGACCTGCGGGGGTGAAGTCGTCGCCCTGGTAGTCGTAGGCCAGCACCGGCGTCCCAGCGACCCGGCCCAGCTTCGGCTCCGGCAGGCCGTTCGTCAGCGGCCACAGCGCCACAGGACGGCCTCGGTACCACTCGATCCTCGCCGCGGCGGCGCCCTTCAGGTCCTCGGTGATCTGCTTCCAGCGCCAGAACTCCTCCGCGGGCAGGAGCGGGTTCGGCATGTCCGCGATCAGCTTGTGCACGGGATGCTCCGGCGCCGACTTGCGGTCCCGCCCGTCCCGGCGGAACACGTCCGCCGGGCACAGCATCAGGGACTCGGCCCGGACGATCACGCACGCCAGGACCGCCACGGAGGCGACGGCGGAGTCCGTGGTGACCGAGACACCGGTCGATGACCCGTACTGGCGGACGAAGAGCTGGAACAGCTCCGAGGTCTGGTCGAGGGCGTTCGACGGCTCGTCCCGCTTGCCCCGGCCGAACCATCCCATGGGCGGATGCCTCCCGAAGCGGATCCCTGGGCGACGGCTGCCGCCCTGACGAGCAGTGTCGGGATCCCGTCACAGGTCACAGGGTCCAGATGCCCCCGGTCTCCGCGAACGACGGACCGTTCAGCGACCACTCCGCCTCCGCGATGTGGACCGCCATGGCCAGGGCGACCGCCCCGTCGACGTTGTCGTCGAGCTTCGTGATCCGCCACCCAGACGGAGGGATGATCTTCGCGCCGGCCGCCAGCACATGCCGGGTCAGCATCTCGTCGCCGCCGTGCCGGATCCGCCCGAGCTGGATCAGGTCGTACAGGTTCATCGACGCCGGAATCATCCGCGACGCTGTCTGCGGGAAGTCCTCGACCGGCAGCCCCTCACGCGACAGCTCGTCCATGATCGCGAACAGGTGAGCCGGGTCCACGATGATCCGGCTCACGTTGAAGTCCCGCGCCAAGGACTTCAGCAGGTGCTTCAGCTCATCGAAGTCGAGGAGGCCGGCCTCCGGGTCGGCCTCGAACCCCCACGCCTTCACGTGGTGGCTGCCGTCGGCGTGCCGCTGGTCGAGCACGACCACGGTCTTGTCCCGCCTGGGGGCCGCGTCGACGCCGATCACGCACGGCTGCTCCGTGTCGATCTCGGGCCGATCGGAGCACAGGTCCCACGCCTTCGGGTTGAACGCGCGGGACTGGTCGAGCCCGATCGGGGTGACGTTGAGGTGGTAGCGCAGGAACACCGGCAGGGGCTTGCGGTGAGCGTCGGCGAGCTGCTCCATCGTGATCCATGAGGCGGGGTTGGCGTACCGCCAGGTCTTCGGGTCGTGCGGGTCCATGCCCTTCTTCGCGCCGATCCAGTAGATGTACGCCGAGGGGTCGTCAGCCCAGCGGGCCTTCAACTCGTCGAGCACCGAGTTCGTGCGGCCCGCGGCCGTGGTGATGGCGACCATGAGGCCGTCCTCGCGGCCGACCATGCCCGACTCGATCGCGTCGATCATGTCCAGGTTCCGCATGACGTGGATCTCGTCGGCGGTCGCGAACGACGCGTGAAAGCCCTGCGAGGTGTCGGCGTCGAACGGCAGGGCCCGGAAGATGCACCCGGTCTCCGGGATCTCGATGACGGTCCGGTAGATCTTGCTGGCGGCCCGCAGCATCGGGTCAGCGTTGATCATCCGTTTCGCGGTGTCGAACACGATCGCCGCCTGAGGCTTGGTGGTCGCGAACGCGTACTGCTCCCCGCCGTAGACCGGCTCGCCGAACAGGTGGTAGAGGTGCAAGAGGGCGGCGATCTCGCTCTTCCCGTTGAAGCGGGGCAGGCCGATCAGGGCACGGCGGTAGCGCCGGCGGCCGGCTCGGTTCAGTCGGCCGTAGATCGGCAGGATGATGCCGTCGCGCTGGAAGGGCTCGAGCACGAACGGCTTGCCGGCCCACCGGTCCTTCATGTGGCGCACGTGCAGCTCACCGAACCTGGCCACCCGCTCGGCGCGCGCGAGGCCAGCCTTCGAGTACCTGGCGCTCACGCGGGTGCCTTGTCGAGGCCCCGCTGCAGCGACTGCATGATCGACATTCCGGCGACTTCCTCGAGCGCCAGGCGGATCCTCGCGGCCGGGGTGAGCCCGAGGGCGTCGGCGAAGCGCAGGATCGTGGCGGCCGCGTCCTTCTGGATGCCGGCGGCGGGGTGCTTCACCCACCCGCCGTTCGCGCCGGGGACCATCAGGCCGTCCCTGCGCAGGAGCTCGGTCGCCTGGGCGTGGGCGTGGACCGCCTCGCAGTACACGTGGATCTGCGGCAGGAACGACCGGCGCATGTGTCCGGCGCCACCGAGGTCCGCGACGACCGCGCGCCACACGTCGTGGGCCGCCTCGGGCAGCGTGACCGGTGGCGGGTAGGGCTCCAACTCGACCACCGGGGTTGCCTGCACGACCACTGGCAACCTCTGCCGGGCGGGCTTGGCCTCGCCAGGCTTGGGTCGGTTGCCGGTGCCGCGCTTCGCCCTGGTCGGGTCCGGTGGTCGTCCCTTAGCCATGACGCCGTCTCACACGACCTCCTCGCCGAAGCACTCGGCGAGCGTCGCGATGATCTGCTCGCCGGCCTTCTCGCAGCGCCAGGCCAGGGCGTGCGGCGCGGTCTGGCCCAGGCGCTGGAAGGCGAAGCCGATGGCGCGCGCCTCGAGCACGGCGCGGACGACCTGGCGCGGTGGCGGTGCCTCGGCGAGAGGGACGTCAGCGGGGGCGAGTGGGGGTGCGACGGCGGCGATGCGCTTGCGCTGGCGGAGTGCGCGCATGCGGCAGGCCGGTGTGGCGTACAGCGGGTCGGGGCCGCGGCGGCCGCGGCGGGGCGTGGGGATGCCGCATCCGCACGCGCACGCTGGCCCTGTGATCACAGCTGTGGATGGTCCAGAACCCGTCACACGAAGTGGGCAAACCTGTTGCCAGTCGAAATCCCAGTTTCGGGATCGAGTGGCTGTCTCTTATA